TTGTACTCTTGGCGTGCTCTGGGGGCACATTGATTAAAAGTCTAGTTGGGTCTGAGGGTTCATACACCATAGATGGGTGAAGCCAACTTGGCTCGCGCCCCTCTAAAACATCTATCCAATTTTGCTGGTGGGGGAAGATGGAACTGCCTAAAAAATTTTTTGAAAATTCGGCAAATTCGACCTGGTACTTATCGCCAGAGAGTTCTCTAGTCGCGCCCTCTTCTTTGGCTATTTCTAGTTTTTTGGCAAAGGATGGGTCCCTGCTCATCCACTGCCTAATGGTGGCAGGTTGCCTACCTACCATTTTTAGTGCCTCTTGTACACCTATCCCCTGTGATACAAAATCAAGCACTCTCTGCTTGGTCTCGTTTGCATTACCGTGGGAAGGGTTCTTTTTACCCTTCTCAAAACCCATGCACGCACCAATCCTAATACACCATACTTGAAGAATGTAACTGTTACTGCTGGGCTGTTGTCACAGTCTGTACAGCAGACGAAATCTCTCTCAAAAAGAGATTTCGTACTGTTCTGCTAGCAGTACAGGAGGGATAAATAAATTTATCCCTCATATATAACTAATCCGTCCAAAATACAAAAGCGGACAGAATTTTATTAAAATGTTATAGAATGTTATAAAACTGTTATAAACAGAGCAGAAAGTCCTTTATTTTTAACATATTGTAGCAGTGGTGCCTGTCACAGAAATATATAACTGGAGTTACAATAGAGAGTTACAAGTCGGCTTAAAAACCCTGGGTCAGAGCAGGCACCGCAAGCGGTGCGCTGCCCTGCCCCAGCATGCTACGCATGCGCACCTAACAGCACGGCAGAGCAGGTGCGCGGTGGCTGTCTCTCTGCACAAGTACAGGCGCACATGTTTTAACAAACCGTTCTTTCTGCCTGTCCAGTCCAGCAATCTTGCTGGGTCATAAATGACCAGCAAGAGTTGCTGGTTCAGAAAGGAAGTCATGCTTCTCACACATACTGAAAAAGTCCTAGTCTGTGACGCCTGCCAAGCAGGAATTGGAGACTACGGAACCCATGAGTTCATGCACTTTGAACTCCACCTTTGCTGGAGTTGTTATGAACAAGGTGACCCAGATATGTGGGTTAGCATGATTATGCGACGCGGACTAGAACTCAGTCCAGAAAGGAAAGCACAATGGACACAATCATTAGTGTCGCTAGCAACTGGCAAGCGTGGGTAGCATGGATTATCTTTGTAGGTCTAAGCCTGCTAGCACTGCACTACTCAATGCAAGACTAACCAACACAAACTGCCAGCCCTGCTGAAAAATGACAGCAGGGCTGTCCCAAACAAAGGAGAAACAAAATGGCACTACAAGGTTCAACACTCATCCAACGCAATGTGGATGCGTTAGTGCGTATCAATAACAACATAGCAAACATTGCTACCATTACCCATGACAATGGTGCTTGGGAGTGGGCTTCTACTAACCGCCGTGAGTTTGTAGATGTGTTCAAACACCTGCTTGACTCAGGTCAGTTTGAGCAATTCACCACTTCAAAAGGTAATCAGTTTGCCAAAGTCAGACTTGCAGAAGTCGAGTATCAAGCCGTGCTTGAGCCTCAAGACCGAGTCAAGCCAGGCTCTAATCCTCGTACCTTCAGAAACATTGTCAGCATGTCTGTTGCCAATGCTCCTGTTCAAGAGTCGCTAGACATCTAGTCTGGTTATGGGTGTGGGCGGATTTTGCTAGGCTTAATCTGCCCAATCCTATATTTTAATAATATAGGATTTCAATACACAAAACCCGACACAAAAGTCTTAGGCTTATGCTAGACTAGATACAGAAACAAACAAAGGAGAAAAAAATGTTTCTAGATACAGCCCTAATAGATACACCACTAAACACCTATGAACTAGAAGGCACAACCACTTTACTAATCCACCTATATTGCGGAAAGTGTGGAGTACCTACTGGCTCGACTGGTTGCAGTTGTTACCGCGTGCCAAAATTCACCACGCGCACAAAGCGCCTCGCCCTTAATGACTATGATGAAGCGCTAACCGATTACAGCACCGAGACTGGTTATGTAATCGCACCAGAACCAGAACTAGACCAGACCCCAGTTCACAATCAAGAAGCAGAACAAAATCAACCTCATGATGATGTGCTTACTTGGAACGGTGACACAGCACGCACCTACCAAATGACCACAGCCATAACAGATAGATTTCACCCAGAGTTGATGATGAACTTGAAAACGCTCGCCGAAGTCGCGCAAGCCTACGCATGCAATCCCACAATGAAAACATGCATGTCTTGCAATCTGCAACAACACCGAACTATTGAACTTTGTAACTACTGTGAAAGTTCAAAGTTCAAAGTTCATAAAATATCAAGTTGCGAATACTGCAACTAAACCCAACACAAACTTATCCACAGGTTATCCACAGCCTGTGGATAATTTTTCGCGCGCTCGCTCGCTTCGCTCGCTCGCAGAAAAGGTGCTTCGCACCTTTTATGAGCGCTAACGCGCTATTAAAAGCATAATAAGGTGCTACGCTACGCTCCGCACCTTCTTACTAACTGCAACTGAAAGGAACTCGCTATGCTCGTTCCATTAATCTGCACATCTGCAAAGCAGATATGCAGAACTGTTCAGACCTACGGTCTGACGCACTCCGTGCGGTATCTGCCCAACACAAACTCCAGCAGCCCCTTTGCACCAGCAGGACCGCAACATGTACTTTCATTTTTTCTGTCAGCGCCTGCTGACAGGCTGCGCCCAGCAGTCGCTGTAAAACAAAGGAGATACAATGTCATACGAAAACGATTGGCTCGTCTATAACAGAGCACATGTTACATTAGAACAAATCAAGTATCTAATTAACAATCTGCCTGAAGATAGTGAAATGAATAACATCTCTGAAAATGAAGAGATGGACTTCTTTACTCTAACTACCGTCGTCAGCAGGCTCGCTGCTGTAATGAAAGAAAGAGTAGATGAAGTTACAGATAAACTACACAAGGAGAGAACATATGAGTCAGTCTTCTAAGCATAACTTTGTCAAAGATATTGACCTAGGTGCAGGCGTACATGCTGGCTACAAGACTCAGCAATGGGACGGTGAAAGGTTCGTGGCTGTATATGTCATTGACAAGTCTCCATTCCCTTGGCAAATCGGTGATGAACTATACATAGATGGACCAAAACATGAAGACGTATTCTAACTGGTGGGAATGGTATGGCTATCCAAAACCAAAGGAGGAAGTATGACTGTATCTGAAATGAATACTAAAGAATTAAACAGTCTAGCAAAAGACCTAGATTTTATGATTTTTAAAATTCAATGTTACAGTAGTAATGATTTTAGATTATTATTGCAAGTGCTAAATGAATTAAATGAAAGAAATAATTATGTTCAAAAACACATTAATGAAGAACATGATTTTTCTTACGCAAATGATAAAAGAGATTATGACATATGTCTTTATTGTGATTGCAGAAGATATAACAACTCAGATGAATGGGTGGTTGAATAATGCCTGAACCAGAAGTAAATGACTATGCAGCCAGAGATATATGCACTGGTTGCTACATGAAGTTTGATTACAAAGGTGAATGTCCTGAATGTGATAGCGAAGAAGAAGAACCACTTCAAGGAATTGTTACCTTCGGAAAAGAAGATGACAAGCCCTGCCCTGAAACAGGTGTCAGGGCAGGAATAAACAAAGGAGAAAGCAATGGCAAGTAAAGGTATCAATGTAAAGATAGCAAGAAATACTTTAATTAATGAACTTACTGTTGTTCTTGGACAAATGGGTGACGCAATGTACCTATATGAAATAGAACACAACCAGTATCAGAAAGATGTAGAAGCATGGAAGAAAAAGTTACAAAACATTGCAGTTAAGAAAGGCAAAGTTGACTCTATTGACTCCAGGTTTTCGTGGACTGGTAACCCAAAGGTTGACGTCACTTATGTACTAGAAGAAAGTGATATACCTGAAAGACCAGAAGAACCAAAGAAACCTTATGGTCCATCAGGTTATGGTCGCAACTATACAGGTGGATATGAAGATAGAGTGGCAGAGATAACAAATGCTATTCGTATCTTAGAACTATCTGAAGATGAATATGTATCAGCATCTACTTATGGTGCTGTTAGTAAATATCTATAGGAGGCAGTAATGGGATTAGATATGTATCTACATGCTAGAAAACATGTAGCAGACTATGACTGGTACCCACAAGAATCTAAAGATTTGTATCGTAAGATTCTTGAACTTACTGATACTAATAATCTTCAAGGTGAAGGTAGTAACTCACTTACAGTTGAGTTCGAGTCTATGTACTGGAGGAAAGCAAACGCTATCCATGGATGGTTCGTAGAAAATGTTCAAGATGGCGATGACGATTGCGGAAGGTATGATGTTCATCCTGAAATGCTGAGCGAATTAGTGCAGGATTGTAAAGAAGTATTAAACAATCCAGGCAAAGCAGAAGAACTACTGCCAGTCAAAGAAGGATTCTTCTTTGGTAGTTATGCGTATGATGACTGGTATTTTGATTACGTCAGATATACCGCAGAAAGGTTAAGTCAATTACTTAAAGTGGTTGAAAACGACCCAAGCATTTGGCTAACATATCAATCAAGTTGGTAACAAAGGAGGAAGCAAGTGCATAATCTAGAACAGTTTGGAGATACAACTGCGTTCGTATCTTATCGTGAACCAGGTTGGCATAACCTTGGCACTGTGGTGAACGACAAGTTGACAGCAGAGGATGCTATTAAACATGCAGAGTTAGATTGGAATGTAGAACTACATCCAATCAAAGCAACTATCCTCGCTGATGATGGCGTAGAGATAGTAGATGTTCCAGACAAGTTTGCTGTCATCCGCAAACACCCATTAAAAGACAACCGTGATGCCTTGGGTGTTGTGGGTACTAGGTATACACCTATCCAGAACAGAGAAGTGTTTAAGTTCCTGGACGCTTTAACTGATGGTGGTGCTACCTATGAGACAGCAGGCTCTATGGACGGTGGCAGGAAGGTATTTATAACTATGCAAATGCCTTCCTCCATTCTTATAGATGGCAAAGACAAGTCAGATATGTATCTGTTTGCAACCACCAGTCATGATGGTTCATTCAGTTTGAATGTATCATTGACTGCTGTTCGTGTGGTTTGCTACAACACATGGCGTATGGCTAGGCGTGCATCTAACTTTAAGCACACCATCAGACATACTGCAAACAGCGACAAGTCTATTGTCAAAGCAAGAGAAGTTATGTCTATGACATTTGAGTATGCTGGTTACTTGCAAGAACAAGCAGAGAAACTAGCAAACATTGATGTCTTTGCTCATGATGTTATGGACTTTACTGAAAGTCTGTTCCCATATCCAAAAGATGTGTTTCAGAATTTACATCAGTTGGATAGAGGTCAAAAGAAAATAAAGAACAGTATTGATGACAAGAGAGATAAAGTAGAAGATTTATATCTTTACTCTCAAGGTCAAGTCGGTAACATCGGCACTGCTTGGGGACTGTTCAATGCAGTTACTGAGTATGCAGATTACTACAGTCAAGCACGAGTTAAGAATGGATTGAAGGCTAATCGTCGTGCTGAACGTCAGATTCTTAGTGAGGCTGACACACTCAAAGACCGTGCGCTAGACTTGTTATTACAATGACAAGTTTTGAAGCATGGTGTAATTGCAAGGGCACAGGAGTTCAGCCAGTGCCCTTGCAAGATGAAGTTATCTATGCAATCTGTCAGTACTGTGATGGTGCTGGCGTAATAACAATCAAAGGAGAAAAGATGGAAGAGCAAGAAAACAAGACAGAGTTTTCATACGACAAGTATGTAGAACTTCAGAAAAGGTTTCAAGAAATCAGAGATGAAATGTATAAGGTTCGCAGTGACCTTAATGCAGCAAGAGATGTAGTCCTTAATTTCTTTCAAGAAAGATACACGGACCTTGATTATCCTGATGATTTAACATTTGATATAGATGAAATCAATACATTGCTTCTTGATATTGGTGCGTCTGAATTAAGTAAGAGGTTTGATGCAACTGCAACAGTTGAAATAACTTTCAAAGTTCTTGCTGATGATAAATATGATGCTGAAAGTATCATTAATGATTACATTGCTGACTTGTCTATTAGTGTCAACAATGAAGATGATTACGAAGTGGAATCATTTGATGTCCACGTCGCCGAATAAGTTAAAGCGTAGCAGAGACCGCAAGGTTGCCAACCTAGCGAGTGCTACTGGCAAGCAAGCCAAGTGCCTCAACACTTTTGGCTTGCCTGCTGGTAAGCAGTACTCATGTCCTGGTATGACTAGTGTGTGCGGTTCTGTTTGCTACGCTGGTAAGATTGAAAAGATATTTCCATCTGTTAGGGAATTGTTATTCCACAACTGGAATCTACTGCAAGGTAAATCAGCAAACGAAATGTATCTGCTGATTAACGATATGATTAAGGAGTTCAAAGATGACTGCGACAAGTACGGAGCCGAGAAGTATTTCCGCATCCACTGGGACGGAGATTTCTTCTCCCCTGATTATGCAATGGCGTGGTCCGTTGTTATCAAACAGCACCAAGACGTACAGTTTTGGGTGTATACAAGAGTGGCAGAGGCTGCAGAATTATTACGAAATCATAACAACCTTGGACTGTACTTCTCAGGGGATAGAGATAATGTACAAGAGGCGAAGCGATTGCATCACGACTACGGAATTAAACTCGCATGGCTTGATGAATCTTTTGCTAGCGGAGCGAGACAGTTGTATGAGATTACTGGACGACCAGGTGCAAAGTGCCCAGAACAGACACGCCAAATCCCTTTGATATCTAAACAAGGCGGAGCCTGCTACACTTGTGGGCTATGTACAAAAGGAAAAGCAAATATCAGATTTGCAATAAACAAATAAACTTAAAGGGCAGGTCTTATTCTCCTTTGTACCTGCCCTTTCTCTTAAGGTATTCTTCTAATGATATCTATTAATAACGAAGAGATACCTGAACACATTAGTTACTCCAGCCTAATGGATTACTTATCCTGTGGTTGGTTGTACTACTTATCAAGAATCAAAAAAGTTAAGGAGACTCCAGCATGGTGGCTTTACGGTGGTATTGCTGTGCACCGTGCTACTGAAGTCTGGGACAACAAGATGTGGGGACACCAACATGAGTCAGGATGAGATAGCAAGTTATTGGTCTCATGCATGGGCGCATACAGAAGCGGAGATGCGTGAAAGACTAGGCGATGAGGGAATGGCTCAGCCATTTCGTACTGCTAATCCTAGAAATCCTGAAGATAAAAACTGGTGGTACATCAACGGACTTGAGATGTTCAAATCATGGGTTACTTGGCGAGCAACAAGTGACTGGAAAATTTGGGAACTACCTGATGGTAGCCCAGCCGTAGAACTTACAATGAATATAGAACTTGGTGGAGTACCCATCAAGATGACACTAGATAGAGTTATGGTTACACCCAACGGTGAACTAGTTGTAGTAGATGTGAAGACAGGTTCTAGAAAACCTGACTCACAATTACAACTAGGATTTTACGCAGTAGGTGTTGAGATAACCTATGGGATAAGACCCACCCTTGGCGCGTACTGGATGGCGCGCAAGGGTGTTACTACCGAACCAGAGAGTTTGGAGTTTTATACCGTAGATAGGTTAACAGAGTTAGTTACTATGTTTGACCGCGCTAGGAAGGATGGAATATTCCTACCTAACTTTAATCACTGCATTCGTTGTGGGTACAAAGCCCACTGCGAATGGTATCCAAAGGAGATATAAATGCAAGAAGCAACATTCGTTGTTAATGTTAAGACAGATAAGGGAACTATCATTACTTTAAGAAGTGATGATAAAGATACTCTTGCTGCAAATCTAGAAGCAATGACTCTAGATGAACGCTTCGTCGGTTCGGTCAAAGCATTAGAAGAAACTCTAGGGCTACGACAAGTCAAGCCATCTCAACCAATGTCAGTAGATGAAGTAGCAAAGGCGTTCAATGCAACTCCTGTCGCTACTCATACCGTTGCTAGTGTTGTTACCCCTAATGGTTCAGCACCAACACGTCATTGCTTACATGGCAAGATGACCGCTATCCAAGGTCCAGCAAAGAATGGTGGAATCTATAAAGGATTCTTCTGTCCTGCACCACAAGGTGCTGCAGACAAATGCAAGACTCAGTATGTCAATGCTAAAGATGCAGACTTTGCATCATTCGTAGCAGACCTATCGAAGTAACTTATGCGTACACTTCAGCGTGCTGTAAGAAGTAAGAATACTGGTGGGGAGCCAATCCCCCCAGTATTTAAATGCTTTAGAGATATGGATATTGTTGTCCGTCGTTCTGAACTTACGCTGATTGCTGGTACTCCTGGTGCAGGCAAGTCAAGTCTTGCACTTGCACTTGTTGCTCATGCCAAAATGCCTACGTTTTACCTATCAGCAGATACTAATGCCCACACTATGAGTATGAGAATGTATTCAATGTTGACAGGTAAAACTCAGGCTGAGGCTGAGCAAATTATTTCTAACAATCCAGAAGATGTATCTCGCTTGTTTGAATCTGAGTGTGCAGAAATACGTTGGTCGTTTGATTCAACTCCATCACTTGCAGATTTAGATGATGAGATACAAGGATTTGAAACTAAGTTTGGTATTAGTCCATCCATAATTGTTATAGATAACCTAATGGACTTAGCAATAGATGGGCATGAAGAGTTCAGTGGCATGCGACAAGCAATGAAAGAACTTAAGTACTTAGCAAGAGATACTAATGCTGCAGTAATTATCCTTCACCATACTAAAGAAGGATTCAATGGAGTTCCTTGTCAACCAAGAGCAGCAGTTCAAGGTATGGTCAATCAGATTCCAGCACTAATATTAACTATCGGTCAAGAGATAATTGACGAGGACAATTACATGTGCGTAGCACCAGTCAAGAACAGATATGGTAGAGCAGATGCAAGTGGTAAGACATTTGTTCGTCTATCATTTGACCCAGCAAGTATGCAACTAAAGGATATAACTAGTGATTAACGAAACCGAACAAGGGTTTACATTCGTACCCTGTGATTGGTGTAAGAAGAATCATGCAACAGTTGTTTACAAGAGTTGGACTTTACTATGCCACGCATGCTACGTGGACTTCGACAGGCAGGATAACAGTGACGACAGCAAGTAAGCGTAAAGGTTCCAAAGCAGAACTAGATGTAGTTAAATACTTACAGTCTCAAGGTTGGATATACGCAGAGCGTAGACTGGCTGGAGATAGGAACGATAAAGGTGATGTTGCTGGAGTTAATGGTGTGTGTATTGAAATTAAAAACAGGACCAAAATAAGTCTGGCTGAATGGATAGCAGAGATGATAGTTGAAACTAAGAATGCTCTTGCTAGAACTGGTGTAGTTATACACAAGCGTAAAGGTAAGTCAGATGTTGCTGATTGGTATGCAACTATGCCTGTTAGTATGTATGTACAACTATTAAAAGAGGCAGGCTATGGCGAGGATAGGCAGAGGTTTCGTCAAACTACCCATTGATGAAGTCCTAAGACATTACGGTGGGAAACCACCACGCCGTAGTAATGGATGGCGTAAGATGAAGTGTTGCTTTCATGATGACTCTCATGCTTCAGCATCACTAAACTTTGATACAGAATACTTCATATGTTTTGCTTGCGATATGAAGGGTGATGGTATTAATCTAATCAAGGAGAAAGAAGGGTTTAAAAATTACAATGAGGCTTACGAATACGCAGAAACAATTCTTGATACGAGCGCAATCACGCTACAGCAAAGCAATAGAACTGGCTCAAGATTATCTAGAGTCAAGGGGTCTAACCCTGGAGGACGCCAACAGGTTCCACTTGGGCGTCGTGGAAGAACCATACCCAGGACATGAGCAGTACAAAGGAAGATTATCTATTCCGTATCAAACACCATACGGATTAGTTGATATTAGATTTAGAAGTTTAGATAACTCTGAACCTAAATACTTAGGACTGTTAGGTGCAGAGACAACTTTGTTTAATGTACTTGCATTAAGCAGAGCAACTGATTACATCTGTGTGTGCGAAGGTGAAATAGATACCATCACTATGACCTGTCGCACGGCGCATCCAACGATTGGTGCGCCTGGTGCGACCGCATGGAAGAACTACTACAACAAGATTCTGGAAGACTATGAGACAGTCGTAGTACTTGCAGATGGAGATGAAGCAGGACTGGAGTTTGGTAAACGCATTCAAAGAACACTATCAAATACAAGAATCGTACAAATGCCAGAAGGAGAAGATGTTAACAGCATCGTAAATAAATATGGAACACAACTCATCAATGAAAAAATTACATCCGTCTTGGAATCCTAAAGATTCCATCTACGAGGTGTTAGAAGGAAAAGATTTTCAGGCTGTAGGTTTTAGATTGGATGACCTAAAGGTACCAATCTTTACCTGCTTGAATGACATTTACTTTACTCTCAAAGAGGGTAATGCAGAAGAAGCATTAATGATGCTTGACTTGCTAGGTGCTTGGCTACAATCAAAGACAACACCAGAAGCAACTAAAAGATACAACGAACTAAGAGTCATTGCTTTGACTGCAGATATGGATAAAGAACTGGAGAAAGTATTAGATGAAGGGCTATAACTTAGAGCAATTCAAAGATGACTCAATGGTTATCTATGATGAAGCATGGAATTTATTAGTTCAAAAACAAATTGACTACGGTCCAAACAATATTGCATCTGCACCTGGCGGTCCACTAAATGGACTGCTAGTGCGAATGCACGACAAGATGGAACGACTCAAGCATTTAACATATGTAACAGGAGACACACCGAAGAACGAGAGTATAGAGGATTCGTTCATAGACCTGTTAAACTATTCAGCAATTGCACTCATGGTACTTCGTGGCAAGTGGTCAGGAGTCCCTAGTCAAAGCGACTGAAAACATATCCTGAACTGGGAAAATGAAACGAGTAGTCGTACTATCAGACATGCAGATTCCTCTGCATAATAAGAAAGCAATCGAAACAGTTATGGACTTTGTCTATGACTATCAACCTGAAGAACTTTACTGCGTTGGTGATGAGGCAGATTGTTTAGCACCAGCGCAGTGGTCTAAAGGTTACGCTGCTGAGTTCTCTAACTTACAAAGAGACTTAGATGAAACAACTTGGATTATGTCTAACTTCCGTAGAGTAATAGGTGATAAACCATTTCACTTAATGCGTTCTAATCACGGAGATAGAATAAATAAATACGCAAGAAGATATGCACCTGCACTATCATCATTGCGTGACTTGGAATACGACAAGTTGCTAGGCTACAGAGATTTGAATATCACTTATCATAAACAACTCTGGGAGTTCGCACCTGGTTGGGTAATGGGTCACGGTGATGAAGGTTCATCAAGTAGATATGCAGGTGGTACTGCACTTGCATTAGCAAAGAAGATTGGTATGTCAGTGGTCTGCGGACACACACATAAATTGGGACTCTTGCATTTTAATACAAGTTTCAATGGGCGTCTGACATCTAGTCTATATGGATTTGAAGTTGGCAACATGATGGATTTAAAGCAAGCCACATACCTCAAAGGCGGTTCCGCAAACTGGCAAAGCGCGTTCGGAATCTTGTATATAGATAAAGGAAAGGTAACTCCTATACCAGTTCCCTTCTCTGGTAATTCATTTACCGTGGAGGGCAAAACTTATAAATGGTAAAAGAACAATACATAGAAGATTATAATTCTTTAGTTGGATATATTGCATATGAATATGCAAAGCGTTACCGAATGATTGATGCTCAAGATATCAGACAAGAGTTATGGTTATGGTTTTATACAAGACCCAATAAGTTAAAAGACTGGTACGAAAACTTTGAAGCAAAGGACAGAGACAAGTTAATAACTCGTTCATTAAGAAACGCTGCACAGAAATACTGCAACAAAGAAAAGGCTAAGTCAGTTGGTTATGAAACATCTGATGTGTATTACTATGATGCAACTGTTATTGAAGAGTTCTTGCCGTACATATTAACTGATTCTTATAGCATGCCTGCTGGTGTCAATGATGTGAACTACAAACCAGATGCTAATGCTATTGCGGAAAACAATACGTGGCTGGCTGTAAGAACTGACATTTCTAAAGCATATGAAGATATACATGAGAGACATCAGAATGTGCTACGCATACGCTTTGGTTCTCTAACTACGACTCTGAAGGATGTAGCCAAAGAGTTAAGTATCTCTCCAGATGCCGCTAGAAAGCGCGTAGACAGGGCTATAGCAGCCATTGTAGAGGAACTTGGGGGCAGGAGACCCTACCCAGATAATGACTACGGAAACCAAGCCTGATTACAGGGGTATCCCTACCCCAACCTGTCCAGGATGCGGAAGCAATTGGTTTCGTATGACAGTTATCTATGATGAATTAGCCTATGCACCTATTGCATATAACTTAGAGGATGCTGAGTGTGCTAAGTGTGGTGCTTTAATTAGTCCTGCTACACCTATGGACAGGACACCCTATGCTCCATGCTCGCGTTGTGGAGAAGATGAAGGTATCATAGAAGGTCTGTGCTTTGAATGTGATGAGGAGGTGAACCCAGGTGAATATACAGTTGACTGAAGAAGAAATAAATAAAGCAATTGCTTTTGTAGATGCAATGAGAAAAGATAAAATTGATTACAATGTAGTAGATAGAAAGTTTGATGCAAAGAATACTTCTTATGCTGTAAATTTAATGGGACACCTAGGAGAAGTAGCAGTTGCTAAGTTCTTTAATGCACCACTAGATGATGAAGTAAAGACAGGTGGTGATGAAGGCTGGGATACTATTATCAATGGTAAGAGAATACAAGTTAAGACCAGCACATTACCTAAGTTAATATTTAATAGTTTAGATTTATTTGTAGCAGACTACGCAATACTTGTTCAGTTAATTGGAGAAAGAAATACTCCTCATATTAATTCTTCTTTTGTAATTCATGGCTGTATTAGTAGAGATAAGTTTAAAGAAATATATTATGAAAAAGACTACGGATACGGTGTTAGATGCGTAGTTGACTCTGATAAACTGGATGATATAACATCCCTATAAACAAAAAAAGACCGTGCAGATGGGGCTGCACGGTCTTTTGCTTTATTCAGTTGTTATTCAGTTGTGTTCTTGGCTACTTGTCCGCAGTAAAACCACGGCTGCCAGCCACGCTCATTGTACAACATCACTGCTCGTTTATGCTGTTCAAAGCGATTGGCTTTAGCAGGGTCTCCTTTACCACCAACTGATTTCCAAGTAGGTAAATCAAATTGATAAAGACCCCTATACTTTCCTGTTCTAGACACTGCATTGGTCCTATTGCTTGACTCGCACATTCTCAACGCTTCCCACTGTTCAGCAGTTGGCTTGGAATGCATGAGAGTCAAGGCTAATATCGCCTCGGCTAACATGTACCTCCAGTTGGGTAAGGGACGCTATCTTCTCCTAGCCCTCCGCTTGTTTTCTTTAGCGGTGTTCTTGCTACGAGAGATAGTTCTTAGATTGCCACGTGAATCGTTGTTCTTGCGGTTGTCCTTGTGGTCCACACTAACACTCTTTGGCAGGCTCCTGCCAGTAGCACGCTCGTAATCCAATCTCGCTTTATTGGTTGAGGTAGTCTTTCCTTTTTTCTTGATGACATATATCTTTCTGCCACCATTTTGCTTAGACCCTTTATAGGGTCCATAAACTTTAGCCATTGTCTTTATCCTCAGTAGTAAATGTTACCTTGATTAAAGTCCAGATAGCAAATGCACCAAGGCAGATAACCGCTATGGTGTTTCTAGTGTCCCCTGGTTCTACTAATATCCAGGCAATAATTAAACCTACTAAGGTAAATGCCTCACCAGCCCAAGCATCTATATGCTTCCAGATGAATCTGGCTACGGCTTTGATAAGACTCACTTAATTCTCCTAACAATTGAGGCTGCTAATTGTGGTACGATTACTGCTACTAGTACGGCTTGCTGGGCTTCCTTGCGATTCTCAGGGGTAAGGTCGCTACCTAGATTGGTTACTGACTCAGGAAGGGAGTCTGCTAATGCTTGAACTGTTTGTCCTACCGCTTCA